TTCATCTAATACTTTGTTGATGTCTGCTTGAAGGTTAAGGCTAATTTTGTGGTTTGCTAACTCCGTCTTTTTGTTCATCTTGCTGAGAACTTTATTTACTACCTGCATATTATTTTAATTTTTGGATTGCTTTATATTCTACTGCTGTGTATTGATCTTCAATTTCATCGTCTTTTAAGGCTGTCAAAGCTGCGTTTCGAGTTGCAACTGTATCGTTGTAAACCTTAATCTTTTCGTTGTTGATACCCTTAATCTGCTCAAAGGTATTTACGATTAATTCAATCTGTGGTGCAAGTACTCCTAATACTGAGGTGCTTGAAATTAGATTGTTTTTTTCTTGTTCTTTGTCAATCTCTTGTTTTGCCATAATCTTATAACTTTATATTTAACTTAATTGTGCGTTTAACGAGTGAGAGGCCCGATCCCTTGATTCATAAGGTAGCCTTGACAACATTTAATTGAGTAAGTATCTGAGTCGATACATAAACACGCTCTGCTGTCGTTTGTAGGACTTGTTCCGTAGCCTACTGTATTATTATTTTCCTTCATTGTCTATTTTTTTTAAGGTTTTATAAATATCAGTAAGGACCGCCATAGCTAAATCTTCCTCATTTTCTTTCTTCTCTGCCTTGTCTGCGAAATAACCTTCGATACTGAATCCTTTTACTTTTCCTGTCTTTACATAGTCATTCCAAATCTCATCATTGTCCACCTTTACAGTTCCTGCCCAAGTTCCTTTTGGCAAGTCCATTCCATAGAGTGCTGTCTTATCTATTTTGCTGTCCTCAACAATCCAAGATTCTACCAAAGTCAATCCCTTGATACTTTCTGCGTGTTCCAATGTAGAGTTTGCCTGTTTTCCGTTCTTTAAGTACATTTGAGACGCTTTTAAAACAGTATCTCTGCTGAAATATATATAGTATTCCTTTTCCGCATCTACTCGGTAAATCGGCTTATTTGGAATAAGTAAAGCACCCATAAGAATACGCTTTTCTTTATCCACTTCTTTGAATTTAAACTCCTTGCCTTTAAGAGCAATAAAGTTTTCCTCAATCGCAGGACTTTCCACAACTGAAATTGCGTCTACTCCTGTTTCTAAATCCTGATCGTCTAATAACAATTCTATAATTTCCATATCTATATAACTTATAATTTTACAAACTTGCTGTTTTAACAATGTCTCTTTCCAAACTTTGTTTTGTTGTTACGTCTTTACTTACTACAAACGCCTTTATTGGTTTCTTATCTTGCTCTCCTATAACTCCTGCCAATTGGTTTGCATCGCTACTTCCTACTAAATTAAATCTTGGTGGCTGAGGTGGTGCCGCAGGTTGTCCTGTCGCTCCTGTTGCTGCTGCTCCTTTTCCTTTGGGTGTCTTAACTGCTGTAATCTTTTTTACCTGAGCAATACCACTTACAATTGCTGCTCCTGCCGCAACTGCACCCAATGCAGGACCAATTACAGGAATACCTGACATAGACTTGTAAGAATCTGTTGCCGATTGGTATGTGCTTATCGTAGTTGCTGCAATAGCCGCTGCTTTACCTGCTGCTGTTTCCTCTCCTAAAATTGTACTAAGGTTTTGGAATCCTTGTGCAATCTGCATATTCTTTTCTCTCTTGGCTGCTACCTCAGCATCATCTATTTCCTTGTCTGTTTTCGCTTTGTCTCTTGCTACCTCTGCACTCTTTTGGGCATAAGCAATGTCTGCATCTGTTTTTGCCTGAGTACCTGCCTTAGCATTATCAGCTGCATTTTTAAGACGTTCTAATTCTAACCTATTCTCCTCATCGTTTATCTCCTTTAAAGCATTTAGCCTTTCAACTTCATTTTCAATTCCCTCTGCTGCTATTCTTTTGCTTTCAGCCGCAATTTGATTTTTACTTTCTGCTAACTGCTGAACCATATCGTTCTGCTCTTTCAACAAAGAGTTTTCGTTTGTAAGTTGCTCAGACCTGAATCCTGCAACCTTAGCATCAATAGCAATTATTTCTGTATTTAAAGCAAACCTCTCATTTATAATTTCATTTGTTTCTCCTTCTATTTTTGCTCGTTCGTTAAGTGCGTCTAACTGTGCCTGTATTGCTGTTTTTTCTGCATCGCTTTGTTGTTTAAGAACTTCGCCTAATTGCTTATTTGCTGCTATCCTGTCCTCAATGCTTTTGCTTTCGTCATCTCTTATTTGCCTCTGAGTTTCTGCCGCAAGGTCATATTTCTCAACCAACCTTTGTTGCTCTAAAGCTAATAATTCAAAGTTCTTTTTTAAAGCTGTTAGTTTTTTAGAATCTTCTAATACTGTGTCTAAGTTTATATTCTTAATCGTGTCTGCTGTTGCCTGTGCCACGTTAGTTGCAAGAGTTCCTACTTCGGTAACTGCCTCTACAAAATTAGTCGCTATATCTGTACCTGCTTGTTTTATGTTTTCGCCTGTTTCGGTTAGTTTGGTTTCTAAATCCTCAATATCTCCTTCAAGTCTTTTAATGGTCTCAGGGTCCTTACCGCCTAAGAAACTATTTTCCCAAGCCAACTGTGCCTTCTTGACTCCTAAGGCCATTCCCTGAATAGCACCTACAACCAAGTTAATGGATAGCATCAAGGCCCCTCCTAATACCTTCTGCAACGCATCAAAGCCTCCTGTACTTTCGCTTGTACTTTTGAATACGTCAATTAGAACATCGGTAATCTGTTTAAAGATAATAGCTACTGCATTGAACGCTGTTTCAACTGCATCTGCAACCTCTTGATTTTTCATCAGGGCCTCACTCAGTTTTTCAAAGAGTTTCATTACGATACCAATACCTGCTGCCTTCATAGCAAGTCCTATTCCTTTGACTCCCTTACCTAATACCTGAGTAGCTTTAGCCGCCTTGTTAGTTGCCTCCTCTTGTTGCTTGGCTTGTTTTATCGCAGCGTCTCCTTGCTCTTTCTGTTGCTTTTGTAAGTCTTCTATCTGCTTAGTTAAATCTTCAACGCCTTTGACAGCTTTTCCTACCTGAGCCTCAATTGTAATTGTTTCCTTTATCATTGCTTTTCTTTTAAGGTGGTTTTAAGAGCGTTTACCAACTCTTTTGTATTTTCAGGTAGTTTGTATTTACCTTGTGCTATTTGTATCAACTCTGTTGCGTTTTTGTGTTCAAACTGCAAACAATCTAAAATGTTCTGTATCATACCTCGTTCAATAATTCTATATCACTCTCCCCTGATTGTAGGTTTGTCGTAATGCTGTTAATTCTATACAAGTTTTGGTTAATCTTAAATCTGTCTCCTAAATTGTAATTCAGTAAGATCTTTAAAGGCAACCAAGCCTTGACACTTGTAATTCTTCTCTGCTTGTTAAATACGTCCTGCATATAGTTTTGGTAGTAACGTCTAAACAAAGTGCTTGTTTGTAAAGCAGCACTATTCCACTCACTAAACTCGGCATTAAAATTTATAGAAAATGCATTACTTGCGGTACCAACAGAGTTTAAAGGTGCGTTGTAAGCTGTTCTTTGTACTACATCATCAGAGGTCTCTAAAAAAGCGTATGGTGCTCCTGTTTTATAATTCATATAGTGTAACAAAGGCTCTCCGATATAGGGATTGAAACTATCATCAATCATATTGCCAATTTGCAAGTCTGTTTGGTTTATTGTATTACCATCAAATAATCTCTCATAAACACATTTCTCAAATGGAACTTCTAACTTGTAAATACTACCTGCCCAATTATTTGTCTGTGTCAAGTCTCCTGAATATTCTAAGTCTCCAAACCTTCTATTAAATATCTGCTCAAACTTCTTAGCAAACAAACTTCCGTGACCTTTAAACCTCATATCAATTTGCTTGTATGGTAGTCCGTTGGAAACTGTTCCACCACTTACATCTATGTACTCGCTTATATCGTAAACAATAGAGGCATCGCTGTAATTTTTAACAGATACATAAGTACCTAAATAACCTGTAAACCCTGTTCCTGTGACTTCAAGCTTTGTTGTGGTTGCATCTAATACTACGCTATAAATCCCATCTCCTGAAAACTCAGCACTTTGGTCTGTCTCTGTACTAAACCTAACTGTACCTGCTGAATAATTATCTATTTGAAAATTCAATTGGTACTTGTCAGGGTTCTTAAAAAAGTCATTATCTACTGCTGTGGTGCTTGCGTTGGCTCCTGTAAAACCTGTATAAATATCATAGCTCCAACCTGTTGGCGTACTGAAATTACTAAACTGATACCCTATTGTACTAACTCCATAAAATTCGTCTAAGGGTTCTACTTTTACAATGTCTCCCTCATAGTATGCTGTTAAGTTAAACAGCCTAAAAATTCCTGTCAGAAAATCTATTACCTTCATCTTAGGTAGCTGCTGAGTTGGTTTCCAAGCAAACTGAATCAATGCACCCTCAATTTCACTATTGTCGCTTTCAAGCATAGCAAAACAATTTGGTGTACAAAGAGACCTTGAATCTTGACAAATAGCTCCGCTTGAGTTTGTCTGTGAGCCTGTTGTGCGGCTGTCTGTTCCATTAGTCCAACGGATCCCTGCTCTCATAGTCATATTACCTGCCGGAAATGTTATAGGCTCATCGCAAACTAATTGCACTCTAAAATAGCCATAATGAGTTGCGTGTGTATGGTTATTTCCTGCCAAATAGTGAATACTTACTGAATTGGTACTTGTTCCGTCTGAGGTTTGTGTATAAGATGGCGTAAGTTCCTCAGTTCCTCCAACAGGTGTGTAATAAATTTCAAGCGTATAAATTTTAGCAGCATCAGATGTTTGTGGTCTTGCATCAACACTAAAACCCCAAAGAAGTCCTATTCCATTTCCTCCTCCAAAAATTCCTGTTATTTGTTCAACTTCAAATCCATCGTCTCTTGAATTAATGTTAGCAGAAAAATTAACTCCATTTTTGTCAGGGCAAAGGCAACCACTTCCCAAAGAACTAAACGAAGAAAGTAATCCATAAGTCGCACTAAAAGAACTTGGCAATATAGTAAAACTTGAGGGCAAGGTAGTCTCAGGCTGTGCAACCCCTTGTTTTCTGTGCATATACATAAACAGGTCATCAAACCTTCCTAAGTTATTACCTTTTCCTAAAAAGTCTTCTGAAAATGTTATTCCATATTGTATCTCAATAGCCTTAATAATCATAGGTACTCCCAAGCTAAATTTTAAGTCTGACCATAAAACTCCGTGCTTTTGTCCTGTTGAGTGATAATGCAAATTTCCATCTCCATTAATGTTTGTGCCTGTATCGTAATAGAGCCTCTTTGTAGGACTTATAAGAGCAGTTCTCATTACGTTGGTATAAGTAGTTCCATCAACTGTCATTGAGCCTGTGCTGTCAGATAAACTTGCTTTCATTACGTCCATACTAAAGACCTTTTCAAAGTTGTCCAACCAAATCAAGTCGCTTAATTCATCTTCACTAATAGCGTCTTTTAACTCTACCAAGTTTCCAATAAATACCACCTTGTATGCGTAGGCTACATTGTCTTTCATCTCAACACTTTGCAGTCTAATTTTGCCCTCTTGAAAAGTCTTAGAGTTTAGTTCAATTCTTGCAGGTGTTTTTATTCTGCCATCATATCCTTGAATTATATCAAAGTTATAATAGTGTTCAAACAGCTTGTTGGTTTCCCTTGTAGCAGGTAAGCTAAACTCCTGCGTGAATCCTGTAAATATAGTTGCAGGGTCTTTTATGTTCTGTATAGACTGAGTCAAAGAAATTATCTCATCGTCAAATAACTCTACTCTTTGTCCCTGTATGTATAGCTGTACCTGTTGCATTTATCGTATGTTGTTTTGAATGTCGTTGGCGTACTCGAACTCAATGGCGTAATTAATTACCTTCTCATTTGCATCTGTCTTTTCCTGTATGTTGCTCGTTATTATATTTACAGGATAAGCTGAGGAACTTGAGCTCCCTTTATTAATCCATACCTGCTCCGCCAATAAAAGGTCTTCTATCTTATCATTGTAATTTTCTGCTATCCAACCTGTGTTTAAACTAAACTTTCTTTTTCCTTTTTTGTTAAGAATACTTTTTTGCCTTTGGTAAGTTTCATAACCCCAATATCCATTTGTTTTTGCCCCTACTATATTGGCTCTGTATTCGTTCTTTGAGGTCTCGTAATTGTCTGTTTTAAGGCCCATAAAGGTAACTTTGTCTATTGCCCCAAACCTGTTTAAAAACCATATTATTGTCCCTGTGCTATTATTTGTAAAGTCAGGAATACAATCTATGTTGTCATAAGTTACTAAGGTTAAGTTTGCCCAAGTTGCTTTTGTAAGTCCTAAGCTATCTATGTAGGTATTTGAATATGTTAGATATTGAATAATATCTGCTGAGTTATTAGATGGCGTGCCTTGGGTTGTAATAAATTGTCCTGATGAACCATAATAATTTACAGAGGGTCCTGCTGTTGTATCTGATTGGTATATAGGTATAAAAGTGCTGTACTTATCTTTACTTTGAAAGAAATTTTGGTTTATCTGTATTTCAGTAAAATGAGAGGTAACAGTTGGTGTGTCAAATGAAACTGCAACAGTACCACCCCCTGCTGAGGAATAAACTCCTACCATAGACTGCGAACCCTCTTCAAATTTAATATATCCATCAAATACTGCAAAGTCTTCAACACTTGAGGTAATTGTTGTTCCTGTGGCAGATGTTTTACTTATTTGAATCCCTCCCCACATTGCAGTTGCAGGGTATGTTGTAGGATCTCCAACTTTAGGTAAATAGTCTTTTAAAAGTTCTGCTACTTCAAACGTCCACCACTCATATACTCCTTCTCTTACTGATGTTGTTTTTTTTAATTCATAAAGTGGTGTAGCAGGTCTGTCAGTTGTTTTAACTCCTTCATACGCCCATACACTTACATTTACTGTTGCTATTGTGTTTACAGCTGCTTTGTATGATACGTAATACGGACTCCTTGCAAATATCTTCTGTGTTGCCATTTATTTTAAATCTTTTAATTGTAATTCTAAATATGCTTTACTGTCTTCTGTAAATGCTGTTGCCAATTCCACAGGTAGCTTTTCCATATACTTCTCAAATGGCTTTGTCATAAACAGGCTCGGCTTAATTCCGTTATTATATATTCCTCTTGAGATCAGCCACAGTAAGCTTTTTCTTGGTATAAATTTTCCTTTTGCGTCTCTTGGTGCTATCCCTCTCCTAACTGTCCATTTGTCTAATTTACTTGCAGGTGGCATTCTGTCCTTGTAGCTGTATGGTGTATCGTACTTTTTCTTGACCCCACTTACTCCCTTGTCAATAAATTCTCCATAGGCCTCCATTTCAATACCTGCCTCAATCAACTTTCCTTTTTCAAACTTATCGGTACCCTGTATAGAATCTGATAAGGTCCCTGAGGCGTTTTTAGGCTTTCTAAACTTACCTTGAGGCTTTGCAAGGTTTGCCTTTGCCTCCTCAATGATAAGGTCTCTATACACCTTTAAAACGTGTTGTGTCTCTAATAAATACATATATCAATATCGTTTCTTACATAAACACTAAATGTATATGCCCAACCTGCTACCTCGTTTTCAAATCTGTCTTTAAATGGTTCGCAAGTTCCCTGACCTACCAATTCAAAAGCATCGGCCCTCAAAGAGCCTCTCATCATACTTTGGTTTAATAAATTCACAACTGTTAGCTGAGTGTTTAAAACATCTTGCTCGTTATCTATTCCGATAAAAGTATTGTCATATTTTTGGTTCTGCTCCTTCTTGGTTTGCCATACAATATCCATAACCATAACAGTAATATTAAATTGGATCGTGCTATCATTCAGGTTTGCATTATTTATCATAACGTGTCCCAATGGAAACATCTCCTGTTTGTTTAGATCTACTTGCGTAATGTCTCCTATCGTAACTGTATTAATATCATCATTAGCCAAAAGAAAGTCTCTTAGCTTTTCTGTTATCTGATAATATGCTCTTGCTCCCTTGTTACTCATTTCTTAAAGTTTTTCTTTATTTGTTGCTTTTCTACCTCGTTCTTTTCCTGCTCAAAGCATAAAGCCAACATACAGGTATTTACATTCATTTCTTCTATATCCTTGAATCTCGTAACGTCTCCCTTAGCGAGTGCGTAAATAGATTGATACCAACCCCACTTTCTTCCAAAGCTTGCAGCTGAGTCGAGTCCATTTGATTCTCCTCCTCCAAATATCTCATCATACTTTTTGATAAGTCGTTCCCTAAACGATAAAAAAAAACAATGGAACTAATAACAGCATCTAATGGCATATTATTCATAGCCTCGTGGTATATGTCTCCCTCGTAATCTCTGACTGTGTAGAACTTGCCTTTCTCTTTGTCGATAGGTCTGTACAATACAGCCATTGCCATATTCATAATTTCCCAATCTGAAATGCTGCTATCTAAATCTATGTACTCTCCGAAACTCATATCATCTAACTTCGGTATGAATCCAAATTTTGTATCTCCCATCTCGAACTTGGTAACCAACTCAGGCGTTTCCTCTAATAGCTTGACAAGTCTGTTAGTAATTCTTGTTACGTCCTTAGCTTTAAACTTGATAGCATCGTTATATGGTACGTTGCAGAATATTTCAAGCATCTTCAATCTTAGCTGAGTGTCGCTATCCTGATACTTGTTTATGGCCTTGATATAGGCCTTGTACTGTCTTAAATTTATCTCCTTTAGTGCAGAGGGTGTTTGTATGTTTATTTGCATCTTAAATCGCTTGTATTAATATAACGAGCAAGATACATAAATTATAACACAAAAAAAAGAGCCAACATTTCTGCGGCTCCTGCTTTACTTAAAATTTAATTTATTTATCCTACATTGTAACCCATTAATTGGATATGGTCGTTATTGTTATAATCAAAACTAACATATTTATCTAAGGTTCTGTACGTGTACTTAATTGAAAAATTAATGCCACACTGAAACCAATCATTTCTTGTGCGCTCAAATCCCTTAGATTCTAACATTGCTATAAAAGCGTCGATTCCGTTATCGTTATAAGTACAAAAATCTGTGGCAAAATATTCGTTAAAAGTCATAATATAAAATGTTTTAGTTAATTAATATTCGGCTAAATTAGAAACTAAATTCGGTTTAGAAAAATTTTTTCCAAAATATTTTTTTATCTGACTGCGTAGGTTCCGTAATTCGGCCTGCTTAATTTATTTACAATACTGTATCTGAGTGCGTCTAAACTGTGGTTAAATAGATCAATTGGCTTATTGGTTAGGTTTCCGTTTTTATCCTCTACATATTTGTAGTTTCTCAGCTCCTTAATCGTGTTTACGCTATCCTCAGTTACATAAAGGTTATGCCTCCTGACCATATCAATACCAATGTTTATAGCACCCTTAAAAGTCTTTTTAATATTCCAACCCATTCTGTAAATCTCCTCTATACTTTTTGGCTCGGCACTATCTGCCCATATTTCATCTCTCCTATCTAATCCTAACCTTTCAAGCTGTCTTGCAATATCTTGGTTTGTCATTCCTGTCCTGTAAAGCAACTCTCTAACATACATATTATTTCCTTCTACGTAAGTCTCAACAACTGCTGTGCTGTCATTACTGAATCCAAAATCCAATCCCCTTCCTAATAGTTTGGCTGATGCAGGTATCTTGTTAATTGTTTTAAAGCTGTAAACTAAAGACCTGCTTTGTCCTCTCTCTCCTAATCCATATACCCTCCAATAATTCTCGTCTGTGTCTCTTAGCCTCTCAATCTCATCTATAAGCGTCTGAGGTAGAAATGGATTGTCCTTATATGATGTTTGGTAAAATTCAACGTCTTCTCTTGTCAGGACCTTGTCATATATCCAATGGAACTCCTCCGAAGGATTAAAATCTAATATTATGTTGTCAATGGTTCTAAATATAAGCTGCTGAAAGTCTTCGTAATTTAATTCGTTGCACTCGTTTATGAATAGCAAGTCTCTTTTACGTCCCCTAATCTTTTGTGGCTGATCTAATGATATAAATTCAATCCTGTTTCCGTTTATGAAATATTCATTTGTGGACTTGGAATGTAGTTCCTCGAAATATAAATCATATTCTTTAAGGATCTCAAAAAAGTCTCTCATAACTGTACCACGTACAGCAGGGAATGTTTTCCTACAAATGGTTACTGTCTTTCCTGTGTTTGCATTACAGTAATTGAAAATAAGCCATAAGAGAATGTTATATGTTTTTCCTGACCTCGTACCACCTTGCTCTACTAATATCTTCTTAGAAAGGTTGTTTAGGTGTTCAAAGACAATATTACTCTGTATCTTCTTCCTCATTCTTTAATATCTCAACTTCAAATAATCTTGTTCCTTCTAATCCTGTAATCTCTTGTCTCTCTACGTAGCCTCGTTTCTTGCCTTTAGTCTTTAGGTAGAAAATTGTAGCTGCTGTACTGCCTTCTCCTATCTGACTGTGTAACTGAGTTTCTGCAAAGTCCAATGCTATATCTTGTATTTGATTAACCTCTTTTGCAAATTCCTTATCCTCTTTGAGCCAATCATAAAATGTGGTCCTACCTATTCCAACTTTCTTACAGGCTGTTGTAACGATCCCTAAGGATTTTTCCAATGCGGCTATCATTGCTTTTTTATGGTGTTCGGTTTTGTTCATTTGTTTATGAGTTTTATAATGTGATTGAATAGGTTCTCAGAGTCTTGCTCTGTGTTGTTGTCAAGTACTGTTACCTGATTTTTTTTTAGAATGTTATTTATCTTAGTTTGTTTAGCTTTCTTAAATCTGTCTGTTTGATTGTCGGCCCTAAGTTTGTGTCTTTGAACTATCGTTTCCTCGTTTGTATTCAGAACTATTATTTCACAATCGTATTTATCAAATAAACTTTGGTTGAATAGTCTGTCTCCTTCAAACACAAATCTTGCCTCAGGTAACTTATTTATCAATTTAAAAAAGTGAGGTTGGACCGCCATACTTAGTTTGTCTGTTCCGCAAAAGACTGAGTCATCATATATCCCTATGAAGTATAAATTCTTTTCCTTATCGTACAGGCCTCTTATCAATCCGTATTTAAAAGTTTTTAAGGATTTGTATTCCTTTATTACTTTCTTCATCAGGGTTGATTTTCCACTTGCAGGTACTCCTCCTATTGCTATTATTTCAGCCATCTTTTGTCGTATGTTTCATTTCTAAAGTCCCATAGCACGTCCCAATCAACTCCTGTACTAATTGCTTGTTGCATTTTTAGTATCTCGCTTTTCTGTCTGTCGATATAATAACCAACATATCTTTTACCTTTATTGTACTTCTTAAAAGCACACAGCGTTGTTTCTATGTTCCAAATGTTTGTATGCTGTATGTCTAAGGTCCCTATTTCTTCTTTAAGTTGTTTAAAGTGGTATTGTAAGTAATTTATCTGTTTTGGTGTTAATCGTTTCTTGGTTCCGTGAGTGTCAAGTTCGTTATGTCCTAAGTGATATACCAACCCATTGCGGCAACTATCGGCATTCTTTAGATCTAAATGCGTAGGCTCTAAGTCATATCCTGTAAGCACGTTTATCATCTCCAAATATATAAACATCGTAAACCTCCCAAAGTTCTTTATACCTATCAAGTCTTCATAACAGTTGTCATAAGTCATTTGCGGTGTTGGTTGTTTAAGAGATCGAAAGTAATTTTCTTGTGTTGTGTTTCCTATCAGGTTCTTATAACTCTCAAAGGTTTCTACAAATTTGTTTTGTGTTTTGACTCTTAGCCTGTCAGTCTGAAATAATGTGTTTTGCTTATTCTCATTCCACCATCTTTTAAGCCTCTCCACGTCTACATTCTCAAAATCAGGAAACTCATTGTAAATATAATATACTGTCGTAGCTGAGTAACAAGTTCCAAATAAAAAGGCCAACCAATAACGCTGCTCAATATTCAATTCAAACCTGTCTGAAATGTATCTTAAACAATCGTTTGATGGATCTATGTCTTTTGCCTCTGAGGATCTTATGTGATAATTTATGTAGTCCACCATATGTTTTTCTCAACTCCTGCTGAGGTTTTGTGTTTGCAGCTTTTTTATAAAATCCACATCTTCAATAGTCGCTAATCTAATATTCATACAACTCGTATTCTTTTAACTGAACAGGTTCAAAATCTTTATTCACTCTTTTAAATATATCTTTTGTTGATGCGAAATAAACAGCGTTGTTATGTTCTAACTTCCACAAAGGTCTGTTAGCGTTCCTGATAGCTAAAAGTTTATTAGACTCGGTTAAAATCAATCCTGCAAAACTTCCTGTGGTTTCCTTTATGAATTGTTTTATTTTTAGCTTGTCGCTCCCACACTTTTTTAGAACTATCTCTCCATCATTGTCTGTGTTCATACATATATCGTAACGCTGTTCCATCTCCTGCTTAGTTCCCATATCCAAAATCCCATTAAAAACTAATGAGGCCTGTTCGTTGGTTATTGGCTGATTGTTTTTGTGATCCTTATAATCTCCACTTGTTGCATATCTGTTGTGGAATATAATCTTGCTTGAAAAAGGTAAATTAACATTCTTTAAATCGTGCCTCTTTTTCGTTTGCAGTCCGTTATCAATATATGAATATCCAAAACTGTGAAGGCCTCTTATCTTGCTTTGGTAAACAATTTCCTGCAAAAGTTTTATTTTATCTTCATCAGGTTCCTCACAACTAAATCCTACAACTCCACACATTAATTATTCAATTTATCTCCTAAAACTCTACGCTTAGCCATACTTACTTCCTCCTCTGAGGTCCCACAGCTAATCATATTTTTTCTGTAATACATAACCAAAGAAACTCTAACAGCATCTGCATCAATCTTTTGTATTGGTGTGTTTCCGTGCCATTGGTGTACATCTACTAAAAGTAAATCGCAATTCTGAACGTCAAAAGCAATTCCCCACTTAGGTACCACAAAATACCCACCTACATACTTTCCTTTTCTCAGGGCAACTAAATTACCAAAACCGTTTTCAAAATCTCCATTATCTTTATGTACTGCTGTCTGCCAATTCTTGTTTACAGTTACTGTTGTAAAGGCTGTGTTTTTAATAACAAACTCCTGTGAGGTCTTGTCTGCCTCATCTCGTTGCAGCTTATAATGTTCAGGCATTAGATCAGAATACACAGTATCAACATATTTAATAATTGGGTAGGCCTCTTTAAACTTTTTAAACTGTTTTTCATTAAAGGCTGTTTGTCTGCAATATGGTGTTCTTGGTGTTCTGTCAAAGTAACCTATAATGCCGCTTGCAGCTTTGTTTTTCATCTGTGTATTGGATTTTGTTCCGTCTTTTTTTACTGCTTGTCGGCTAAAATTTCCGTCTTTGCCTATACCTCCACTACTAACTGCTCTGTTATGAGATGCTATACTTACAGCTTTTAAAGACTCAAACGCTTTTGAGGCAATGTTAGAAGGTATTGTTTTCTTCCTGAACTTAGCAATACAATTCCCTGTTTCTTCACAGTAAACATCAGCATCATAAGTTATCAAGGTTCTGTAATCTTTTTCAGACAACAACGCTCCTTTTAGCTTATTGACCTGCTCATCAGACAAGCAAGGTTTTAATTTAATTATTTTTGGATTGCTCATATAATAGTTTTATACATTCATAAACAGTATCGGTTACATTGTCGGTTCCTAAATCTTCTCGCAAAGCCAATTCCCATTTCTTAAATTCAGGCTCCGTATTAATGTTTAAAAACAACTGAACCATTTTTACGTGCGAGTTTTCTAAATCATCTTCAGGAAAGTCATAAGCACCTGTGTCCTCTATTTCGCCTTCAAACTCGTCCTTTTCTTCCCACTTTGGAATATCCAATCCCCATTCTTTCAACTCTGAGGTGTCCCACGTGTTTGCCAATACGTCCCAATCCCATTCCCCAAAACCTACATTATCCTTTACAATAAATTCATTTTGTTGATCTAAAGTCAAGTCTGTGGCTTTTAAAATCCAAACCTCTTTGAGTCCTGCTGCTTTACAGGCCTTCAATCTCATATTGCCTCCCAATACAACCATATCTTCATTAACGACAATAGGCCTCAATTTAAGCATTTGAGGGAACTCCTTTACAGAATTTACTAATTTGTTGAATTTATAATCCCTTATCACTCTTGGGTTGTCAGGATTTGAATTTACTTTTGAGATCTTTACTAATTCCATTTTAAATATTTTAACGTGTGTTTGTGTAAATATAACAATTTTTTTTTAACAATTATCACTAACCGCTCAATCAATACCTTTCCTGAACGATCTTGTTTAAAATCATTTGTCTCCAATCTTCTAAATACTTGCTGTACATCTTATAAATTTCATACTGATTAACTGAGTGTATAACTGTTGAGTGGTCGCAGGACTTGCCTTTGCTCTCCATATAGTCTCTGATCCATAAATACGTTGCTCCATAGTCTTCTCTTAGAATTACGTAAAGTAAGGACCTTGCCTCAATATGGTCTCGTTTTCGAGTGTTGTCAAATATATCTAATCCTGTTACTAATTTCACTAATCCTGAAACATAATCTGCATCTTTTAATGCTATCTCGTTTCTCTGTTCTGTTGCTGTCATAATTTTATTTTTGTTTTATTCTTCGGTAATATTTATCTGATGAAATATTCCATTAAATCCTATACTGTATTCATCGTCTATTTTATATCCTTTAGTTCCATCAAAAAATGTCAAGGTGTCTGAAATTAAACTTAAAAAATATTGTTTCTGTAAGGGCGTTGAGTTTCTGTAAAAATCCATAGCCTTTTGAAAATCTTCTCCGTATTCCATATTACAATGTTCCTTTTAAATAATATTCATTTACATCTACTCCATACTCAAAGAAGGTTTTATATATCTCACAGGCTGCCTCTGTCTTTTTCTCTCCTTCCATATAAAATTCCTCTGATATGTCATAAATACCTATATCTAAACTCGCCTTATCAACTGCTATAAATCTTACGTCCTTGTAGTCTCTTTTAAATAGCTTACAGTAAATATACGCCTGTACGTCATATCCATACTTCTTAGCCGAGTAGGGAAATGCTTTTATGTCTGCTGTTGTTTTTAAATCCACTAAACTATTTTTACCTAATACATCTGCTTTGGCTCTAAATGGTAATCCAAACAGGTTTCCAATTGCAGGTTTTTCAAACTCTGTATCAATCAACAACTGCCTTGCGTGTTCATTCTTATAAAATGCGTCTGCCAATCTTTGAGCCTTTTCCTTTTCTACTGTTGTGTAAACCTTTCCGTGTTCCTCTACTGCGTCCTTATACGCTTTAGCGGCCTTTGTTTTACAGTCTACAAATATCTGTGCGTCAAATACGTGAGGTTCTAATATTGCTGCGTGAAACAACCAACCATCTCTCAGGGCCTGACTTTCTGCTGAGCCATACTTTGTAACATACTTATATGTTTTAGGGGATTGTAATAGCATCTTAGCTGCTGAACTGCTCAATGCGTTCTTGCCTAAGTTTCCATAATAAAACGTATCATCTTCCATACGCTTTAACAACTCCTCTTTCTTGTACTTGTCTCCATTTAGTAATTCAATCATAATGTTTCGCTTTTGGTTTTGTGTAATAAATTTGATAATATTTCTATGTTCTGAATATAAGCAACGTACTTATCTACCTTCTTACTGAGTTTATTTGTATCGTCAGGTCTTTGAAAGGTCCCATCTTCTAATCGCTGTCTAAGAGTTTCCATATTGTCTCTTAGTAAAATTTCCAAAGTGTGTATTCTTTTCTGTTTATCCATTTTTATTTGCTTGTTTTTTTAATATTCTTATTTCTGCATCTTGCTCTTTTATTCTAAGTTCTGCTGCCGCTACCTTTTCAATAAGGTATTGGTACTCAACCTCATCTATTGTCTGTTTCATAAATTTAAGTTTTTAATTGTTTCATATTCTTCTACCTTTAGCTGTAATTCTAAAGCTTTATCACAGGCCTTGTTTCTTGATTGTATTGCTCTATTTTTAGCTGATCTCATTTCCGATAACTGCTTTTCATATTCTCTTGATCTTGTCTGCATATTTGTACAATGCAGGAATACCTTTGTATAAGCGTCTATAACGTCTTGCAACTCTTTGTTGTCAGGTTTTGCCTTGTGCCATTTCAATAACGTCTTAGAAACCACCTCGCTTTCGTTTAGGAACTGTATTTCCTCTATATCTAATATATTCATTAGTTTACTCTAAATACGTAATACCAAGTTCTGTCTAATCTAAACTCCTCCTCAGAGTGGTCGTAGTGTGAAAAGTGATTGCCATAGCCATCTGAATCTCTAACATTCTGTGCTGTCTTTTCCCAATCAACTTCTATCCACCAAAGTTTTTCAAAATCAGCACACAAGGCGTCTTTCAGTTCTTCGGTATGTATTTCTTCGATAACGTCCTCGCAAATGATTCTGTATTCTGCTCCATCTGCCTCCCAATAAAAATCGTTCTCAGCGTTAATGCTGTTTAATAGTTCGTGTCTTTCCTCTTTGGTGGTTTCAATGTCCAAGTCCAAAAGGTTGTCATACATTTCTCTAATCGTACTAAGTTTCATAATATATCTGTTTTTAGTTAATAATTTTATTCGTGCAAGTCAATCCCTCTGTCCAAGGCCTCCTCCTCTATTCTCTCAAAAATATCTTCTTCTAACTTGTCCAATACGCTATCAATAATAATTGATGCCTCTGATTCGCTGCATTTATAATTGTCCGTTACATCTGATACGTGCCATAAATTTACAACATATCCTAAATTTTCTAATGCTCTTACGCTTTCTGCTCTTGTCATATCGTTTGTTTTTATTATTCAATAATTGTTTTTAATTCATCATACACTTCCTGAAAAGTCGAGTTTTCTCTTACCAACTCATAACTACTGTAATCTTTAAAGACTACTGACATTTCGTAATTACCAAACCACTTGTTCAAGATTTGCCACTCTGCGTATTTACTTCTTAGTTTTACTTTCATTATATCTGATTTTTAAACTGTTCAACTGCCTCTTTTAGTCTCTTGGTTGCTGCCTCTTTTACCCACTCGGAAACTTCGGTTCCTGCAAATGCAGGCTTATGGTTTACAAGTTCTGTTGCTGCGCAATAAACTGAATACAACTTTTCGTACTCTGCTGATGATAATTTTACTTCTGTCATAATATATAGTTTTAGTTAATATTTGGCAATTTAGGTTTAAATTGTGGATAAAAAAAATTTAAGGCAAAAAAAAACCGAAATTAATCGGCCTCCTCTTTTGGTGTGTTCATCAATTCTATCTTTTTCTCAACTACTTGAAGGCGTATCATAACCTCTGATAGCACTCTGTCATACAATGCAAAATGCTCTTTGTGTGTTCTTTTCTTAGGTTTCATCTTTTAGTATTTTAAGTGCTGCTAAATCTTCTGTCAATAGGTAAACAGGTTTGTTAATTTTCTTCTTGGTCCACATAGTTGTATCAGGGCAATACATCTCTTTTAAGGGTGGTAATTCTAAATTGTTAAGCCAATACAGGTACGTGCCTTTTGGATCGCTTACAAAGTAAATAGCAACCTTGCCTGTTGAAATCAAAGCATCGTACTTGTCTTTTTCCAACATCTTATCAGGATAATGCTTATTTCTGAACTTCATCTCCATTACACATTCCTGTCCTTTCGGTGTCAGGCCCTCAGCGTCCCATTTTGTAAATCCTTCTCCTGTCCACTTTAAATCCCAACCATCAAATTTGTTAAGCATTAAAACTGTGGCCTCCTCCAACTTGTGAATCTTATCTATCATTTCTTTTTCTTACGTGCATAAACCTCATTAATTTCATTAATCCATTGTTGAGCCTTTCTTCCATTGCAAGAGCAAAATGTGTGGTATTTGTGATTGAATACGTTGGCGTGAACTTCGCATATCATTTTAAATTCTTCGTGTGTAATGGTTTCCTTTCCTACCTCCTTGAAAGCCTTCCATCTTTTCCTATCCTCTCTTGTCATCTTTTAAACTTAATTTTATTTAAACTATCTTTTCTTTTCTCGCACCCACAATCAAATCCAAATACCTTACTGAGTTTGTAAACTACCCATCTGATTCCTGTGTAAGTTGTTATCTTTTCTACTATGTCTCCTAACCGCATACAAAAAATATTATCGCTATTATACAATACATAATAAATATGGTAACTATTGACGCAGCTGCATAAACAAGCGTCATACATAAGTCTGCTAATATTCCCTTACCTCTGCTCATATCTTAATTGTGTAAAATTGCTATTGTTATTATAATATGCCATTAATTCAATATCGTTTGCTGATCCTTCTCTTTTTCTTCTGCCTCCCATTCTTATCTCTCCTTTCAATTTTTCAACTCTTGAGAAAACTATGCCATCTGTACAGGCCCAAATAATTACTCCTTCTTGTTTTTTGTCTGTCATCTTTAAAAGTTTACGAACTGCAATAGGCAAAGGGAAACACTCATTCAAAGTTTTGATTCTGCCTTTGACTTCTAAGTTAAACAAAAAAACATCTTTGTTGTATATCTTAAAATCTACATCGTGCAATCCTAATTTTGCAAATGTTAATCCGTATGTATTACAAAACAATGTAACAGCTTTTGTTTCTCGTTCTAAGTCTACGCTGTTTTCAAACCTTAGGCTCATAACTTAGTTTTTAATTCCTCCACAAACCTCCGTAAATCTCTTACAGGTATCTGATGCCTTGACCTAAACTTTTCTGCGAAATTAGAGTACGGACAACCTGTGTTAATATTATAGGTATCTTCATCTGTCATTTCTACTCCTGTAATCAAACAGTTTTTATGTCTTGGATAAGCAGGTGTCTCCAACATAGACTCAAAATGATTGACTGCTACGTCTTTGGCACTTACTCCCAATTCCTTACTTTTCAAAGTCTCAATGTATAACGTTGCGTCCATTAATTCTTCTTGAAGGTGTTTTAGCCAATCTAAGCTGCTTAAATCGTTTCTCTCTAAAGTTGTACCATATTTCTTAACTCCAACCTTAGAACGCTGCTTATACCTATTTACTACTCTGTTTACTATTTTGTCTTCCATATCTTGTTTTTAATTTTTAATAAAATACCATAGACTTCCATACAAGGCAATACAATACATACTGCAAATACTATGAATAGCCAAGTCCCTACTGTTTTTAATGCGTCTTTCATTTTATTGTCTTTATTAAATTTTTTACTTTTCTAACTGTTCTCTTAATTGAGTGGTAACTAATTCCTGTCATCTCAGCTAATTGTAGCCTGCTGATCTTCTTTACATACACGAGTTCAAATATTTTCCTATCATACCAATACATTTTAGAAAGCCTGTCTTCCACCTCCTCGTTTATCTCTTGAAAGTCTATTTCTTCTTTGTTGGTTCTGTTGAGAAAAACATCTTCTGTATCAGGGTTTATTGTATGCTGATTTTTTTTAACATCATCTAAATAAATACTTCTTAAAACCTTAAACACAAAGTAATAATTTACTTCATCTTGATTGTACATAAGACTTCTGTCATTTTTCTGAGACCAACTATGCAGCTTAATATACATATCCTGTGTAATGTCCTCAGCTGCCTCCTGAGATGCCCCAAAGCTTTTAACAACATTAATCCAATCGGTGTGCTTTTCTGCCAATAATTCTAATACCTCTACTCTGTGTCCCATTTAAAAGTAATCAATATAAAAATAAAACTAAATTGCAGGGTGTTGTCATACAGATCCTCGTCTTCTACATAATACTTATCGTATAGAACTCCAACCAATATACTTTTGCTAACTGATACGCTTATATCTGCACCTGAAATAAAAGGCGTAATGAACAAAAAAGCTATAAACGTAAATAAAACTAAATAAAACATATTAAAATTTTTACTAATATAATCATTTTTTTTTAAAAGGGAATATCTTCTTGCTTTAGTCTCTCAACTTTCAATAGACTCCTTCCTGAAATTTCAAATCCTACATTGTTTGGTATTGATCTCATTCTTATTGGCTCGTTCATAGATGTTGGCCTTCCTCCTGTGTCTGTCTCCTTAACTTTGCGAACGTGAATATGGCTTTGCATCCAATCCGAAGGGTGCTGAGTGTATCTGTGTATAACAATAAAGTCATCAGCTCTATTTACAAACTTTCCTCCACCTTCTACATCTGATGCCAATGGCGGTATTGGGTGCCCTACGTATTCGTGTCCTAATGGGTGCTTGATTCTTAGGGCCTGTGTGTTGGCGTGAGTGTTTAGCCAAATGCTTACGTTGTTCTCTTTACAAAATAATCTCATCTCAGTTGTTGCCTCATAATCGTAGTCGTGGCCACTTATCCCCTCCATTTGTTTTCGGTCTTTTATAAGACTGTTATATGGATCAATAAAAAAGCCTTGAAACTTCCAAGCATTGTGTACTGCTTTTGCAACATCTAACAAGGACCTGTAAGTGTATAGCTTATTACAGTCAATAAATTTAAATCTGTCATTTACCCACTCAGTCCATTTGTTAAATTCTTCTTCACTAACCTTGTTAATCGGTTTAGCTACTAAAAATTCTACAAGTTTTCTAATTACGCTGTGGCTCTCATTCTCTGAACTAAACACTAACCACTTTATATCGTTTTTTTGGGCCTGTACAAGCATAAGGTATAATGCTACTGTTGTCTTACCTACGTTTGCGTGTCCAAGTATTACGTTAAAATTTGAAGGCTTAAATCTAAAGTATTCATCTACTTCAGGTAGTCCATATCCTGCACCTTCTTTAATGCTACCTTTTCTAATTTCTTTTAAATGTTCTATCTGTTGTTTGTAGTCTATTAGCATCTGTTTGTTTTTTGATCTAAGTTAGTAAAAAAAAGGGGATTGAATAAACAACCCCCAAATTTAATTTAAAAGGCATATCATCTTACCTGTCAGGACTATGGTCTGCTGCTGTAACAGCCTCCTTTGGTTTCCAATCGTCATACTGACAATAAATTTTGTCTCCTGCTTTACTTCTCAGGACGTTTACAGTAAGCCAACCATTGTTGTTTTTAATGTTTGGTTGCTTTTCTTCTAAAAACTGCTTAAACTCCTCTACGTTGATATTTAACTTTGCTACAATCCAACTTAACTGCGGTACCTCTTTAGCGACAATACCATTCACAAATTCTTTTGCCATAATTTACTCGTTTATAAAATTAATTAATAATTGTGCGTCTGAAATGACGTCTTCAATTCCTGATCCACCTCTTTGAGAATGAAAGTCTACTGCTGCCTTTGTCATTGACTGTCTAATAATCAATTGGTCTTTTGACTTAGGCTGTACATAATTCGATCCTGCGGCCTGTGGTGCTTGTTGCATTTCGTTTGGTTTCGGATATACAACCTTTGCTGAGTTGTATTGCTCATTCGTAATTTCGTACTCACATAGCTCTCCTATGCCTTTCTTAAAATCCCCTTTAGCGAGAAAGTTTAAAATATCGCCATTCTCGAACGATACTTGGAATTTGTTAAATTGCTGATGTCCGTTTGAATACGTACCTCTCGCCTCTACTGTTTTTACTGTACTCGTTTTCATTTTTCAAGTGTAATTAAATTAAACATTTCATTGTGTGCAACTTCTGAGCGTGCACTTAACTCCTCAACTTTCGATTCTAAGGCTGTAATTCTTGCCCTGTAATATTCTAACTGTTCTTCCATTATGCTACCTCTTGTTCTAAGTTAAACAAATCTTTTCCACCATACCATTCTACTTCTGCACGGTCATAAAGTCCAATAAATATTGTAAGGTCTGTTAATTCGCCTATCGTTAAATGGCTGTACATTGTTTTCTGCAAAGAGTATAATACCCCCTTGTATGTCGCAGGATAAATTTTTGCCTTTTCTTCTAAAATGGATTTGTAGTTCGGTTTCAATCTGCTGTAAAGTGTAGTTCTCATATCTGTTGTAATTTAGTTAAATTCTGTCTATAAAATGCTGTATCTTGTTTAAAAAGGTAAGGTCATTTAACTCCTGATCTGTGTAAACCTCCACCCTTGTTACTCTGCTGCCTTTAAGGCGAACCTGTCTGTGTACTATATTAAGTCCTGTTGCTGTTCTCATCTGTTTATTTTAAAAGTGTTGAAAATTTTACCATCGTATTCTCTAAGTAGTCCGTATCAAATCTATTCCAATAAGACCTTTCAGGAATGTTCAACGATACAGCCTCGTGCTGACTGCTTAGTACATCAATAAGTAAACTCCTGTAACTTGTTTCTTCGTAATACGCCGCTTTGTATATCATAATATCTGTTTTTAAATTAAAAAATTAATGCGTTCGCTTTATTTTGTTGGCGGACAATTTTATTTTGTTTTTTGATAAGAACATTTAAAGCTCGGATAACATCATTTCTTGAATCTCCGATAACGCCAACTCTCATCTCAATACCTTCTACTCGCATCATATCGCCTAACTCTCTCTCCCACTTTGAATTTAAATACTGAACTCTCACTAATCTATTATTTTCAATTTTTACTAATCCTACGTGCATAATATCTGTTTTAGTTAATATTCGGCTAAGTTAGGATAAATTACAGTTAAAAAAAAATTATCCACAAAAAAAATAAAAAAAAATAAAAAAAAGCAAAAAAAAAGGCTGAAAATTAATTCAACCCTTTCTAACTAAAAACAAATATTTAGGAAACTACTCCTAAGTAAACAGATATTCAAATATAATACAAACTTCCTATCTAATCAAGTTCTTTTACCTTTTGTTTATAAGTTTCATACATCATAACAAGATCAGCGTTTGAAAATTTTTCTATTTGCCTTGATCTAATTAATAATTCTTCTGATAGATTAGTGCCTAAATGTAAACTAAATTTATACTGCTCGCCATACCTCCACACATTACAACCCTGACATTGAACCTCTACGTTTCTCTCGTCCCATCTTGTTGAATAGTGCTTTCGGCTCATAAAATGACCTGCCTGCAACTTCTTCCAATGGTCTTTCTTGCCACAGGTAACACATTCTGAAATATCGTTCTTAGCATAACGCCTCCTGATATATTCTGAAAATATGGTGTCAAGTTTTTTAACAAGTAGTTTTCTATTTGGTTTCTTAATCAATGGCATTGTCTAATATCTGTATCAGGTGTCTTATCTCACTTCTCTCAAATCGGCCCTCTATCGTGCTATTATACGTCTTAAAAGTCAAGTTGTAAAAGTCTCTATCTTCTTTGGAATCTTCTTTTCTTAGGTGCTGTACTTTGCAATCAAATTTCATAATTTCAGGTTTTAGACTATTATATCATAGAATTATATAATATAATTATATCATATAATTGATTCGTAAGAATCATATAATTATTATTATATAATTATATCATATAATTGTATTATAAAAAAGTGTTTTTTAAATAATTATACAAGTAAATATAATATTTTTTATCAACTTTATAGGCTATAAACCTATTTTTTTCACTTTTTCTATGCCTCGTGAACCAAAATATGCTACATAGACTGTTACAAGAAGTGTTTTAAGTAACTCTATCCAAGAAAAGTTGATAACCCAATTTGTGGCTGAGTCTATTATGATAAAAACTGTCGTTGCAAAAGTCAAGTATATAAGAACTAAAGGCCTTGTATTTTTAGACAACCAACTATCTGAACCCATATCAGACCTCCAACGCTCTGTTACCTCCTGCATCTCTACTAAGTCCATTTCGAGCAGTTTTAAGGCTGTTTCCTTATCTTTAGGCGTAAGTTGTTTATCATTTACTATAAGTCCCTTTAGAACCCCTAATATTCCCTTATCAGGTATTGTGTTGGCAAGAGTCTTAAACACTCCTTTTTCTCCGATCAGGAATTTACCTAACTTAGTATCTTTAAATTTTTTTTTCACCTTAAATCACTTATCCATTCGTATTCCTCTCTTGCATCGAAACTTGGGCAAGCCTTTGTGCTAAAGTCTCTATGTCCGTATATTCTTGCTCTTGGGTAGAGGTCCTTTAAGTCTGCTAATAATAATTCAAACGCCTCTTTCTGTTCGTAGTTTCTTGTGTCCTTAGGAATCATATCCTTAGACATTCCACCTGCGTAAGCAATACCGATTGATGCGTAGTTTTCTCCTTTGGTATGTGCTCCTGTTCTTTCCACAGGTCTGCACTCGTGAATTTCTCCATCAAGATCTATAAAAAAATGATAGCCTATATCTGACCAACCTCTCTCAATAACGTGCCATTGATACAAGTCTTTTACTTTTACAACTCTTTCCTCAGGCGTAGCTGTGCAATGTATTATAATCTTATTTATTTTCCTCATTCTTATTCATTAAGTACCACTTCTGAATCGTGTAACCAATTGTAACAACCATTAGCATAACCTTTAAAACTATATCTATATTGCTCATTGATATTCCGAACGTGCCTATGCTTAGAGCGTAAACTTTTAAATCTTGTGTCATCTGTTTTTATTTTAAGAGTTTCTATACCAAAAAACTGCATCTGCCTCTAAGAAAACTGCTGAGCCTGCATCTCCTTTAAAGTACAAATAGTTTTGATTTTGCATAGTTCCTCCATTACCCATTCCTCTTGAGGTTAAAAAACTATATGGGACTTCAATAGATATCCACTCACTTGAACCCCACTCAAAATTATAGTCTGCTGTTAATCCGCTTTGTGTACTTGCTACTGAAAATTCTGCAAATGAACTATTTATTCCACCCACTCCAATAGTAAATTTCTCAGTTCTTGGTGCTGTCTGCTGAACCCTTAAACCAATATGCAGCTTATGGTCTGAACTTAATGTATAATTTAAAGCAGGTGTAGAAACATAAAATCCACAACCCCACCAATCACTTCCATTTACACTTCCTAAAATAGAAAACCAACCTGAATCAGCAGTACCATAAAAACTTTTTGAGCCTGTTAGAGGGTTTATGTTTCCTGCGTTGTTCCAAAATAATAAAGTTTTAGTAACATCATCTAACCAAAATTCTCCTTCAATTCTATCTCTTAAATAGTTCCCACCTTCTTGCTCTAAAATATAAACATAGTAATCTGCGTTATCTTGCTGCAATTCCTTACCAACGCCAATTATATTCGTGTCTCCTGTCCAAGTCTTTTCATAGATACCTCCCCAACCATAAGCATTGGGTAGAATCGTTGAACTTACAAATCGAGCCTTACCCCAATTCACGTCATTATTTACTGCTCCTTGTCCCCAATCTTTGTCTGCCATTTTCTATCTTTTTTAAAAATTTCTTTAGTTTCACAACATTATGCTGCTTTGGTTTGCTTTTTCTAATCATATTACTATACCTGTAAAGTCCGCATCTGTCGAAGGGTACATATCTGACTGAGTTGAACTATTGTATTCAGGAAACAAATTAGAGTTGTCGCAAATGTAATCTAAGAACCTGCGTGTAAAAAACTGCGCAAACTGTCTGTACTTTTCTGTAAGTGTTTCTATTTCCTCCTGTGTCGCTGTATCGCTGTTTTCTGATCTGTGTTTATAAACTCCTCCATTTGATATTTGGAAAGCTGAAAACGGAACATAATCAACCATAGCAAAGTATATAACCATATCTTTTAAATAGTTGTTTACAAGGTTTAAATAATCGCCTCCTAAAGTTCCTGCTATAATTTTAGCCTGTATTGCTCTATATAAGGACGTCCCCAAATAGTTCTGTATATGTATTTCCTGAGCTATACGCATAAATTGGATAAACTTGGCTGTGTCCACGTTCCCATCTATAATCGTGTTGTTTTTTAAATCGTCTGTCGTAACTAATAATGCTGTTGCCATATCTTATTTTTTATCCTTTGTAGTCAGGGTGGTGTCCGTTATTCGGCATATCTATTGGTGCAATTTTGCTCTCCTTTGTCCCTCTTGGTTTGCGTTTGTAGCTCTTAGGTATACTCTTAGTTTCTTCGTAGTCGTAAAGCTTATTAGATCCGTCTTTTGTAATGTCCTTTATTCTGTATAGGACCTCAGAAAAATAATGCCCACAGTTTACGCCTCCCTTAAATTTAAACAAATCGTATGGTTTTCTCTTGTGTCCAAGTTCCTTATTCACTCCATCTCGGCTTGCCTTATCTATATCTTCAAGTCTGTAAACATTTCCTTTTTTAGTTCTTGTCATCATAGCCTTGCAAAAGGTCCTTGAATTATCGCTGCTATATCTTTGGCTGTATCTGTATCTTACCTTGTAATAAGACTTATCCAAGTAGCTAAATCCACTCGGCTTAGCTTTTATATAGTCGGCTAACTTTTGTAGGCTTGTTTTTTCTACATCAATTGCATCTGTTGCCCATTCTTCAATACTAATATCGTCAAGGCCTGCCTCTCTGCTGCCTACCTCAATCCATTCTTCTCCTAAGTTGTCAGGATTAAGGGTGTCAAGTAAACTCATTCCATCATCATCAGTAAGTTCAACGCCTTCTTTTGAGAATCGTCTTTTTTCTCCTGTTTCTTCCTCTACCTGATCTGCGTTCTGTGCGTTTTCTAAGTCTATAAACTCTAAAGGCTGTAAGGTCTTAAAATAGATGTTTAACGATATATTATTGTAAGCAAGTATCTTGTCAAACCCATCAATTAAAAGTTTCTGAAAAGGCCTAATAACAAGGTTGTCCATCAATGTTGATGCTGTTTTTAACTCGTCTGCGTTATTTCCTAATCCTGAATTATCTTTAATACCTAAAAGCATAGGCGAAACAACCCTGTGAGCAACCATAATTTTTTTCATACTTTCCTCTGACAAAAACTCATATTGGTTGTGTGCGTCCGAAAGTTGTACAGGCTGTATCTCTGCCGCTGAATCTTTATCGTCTGAGAAATTTAAAATAAATCTACCTGCGTTTGAACTGCCTCCCCATTTTTGTTGTATGCTGTTTTCTATTCTTCTGCGTGTCTCCTCGTCAGGTATTCCATTGGAAAAGTTTATAAGCATTGAGGGTGCTAATCCGTTCTGAATGTTGTTTAAGTGAAAGTTAGAAACTTCTCCTTCCAACTCTGCATATTGCAATCCTCCTTGATAGTCCACAGGTGAGTAATAATAATATCCTGCTGCATAAGGATTGATATACAAAATCTCAATAGGATCTCTACTTGTTCCAAATGCAGGTATTCTTTGCAACTCCTCGTTTGGTTTTTTATTTTCCCAATCAGAACAATAGTAAAAACCTTCTATATCTCCATCTTCATTGCACTTTTCCATAGCCAAAGTCTCCACAGGAATATGAGCCACCTGAGCAACTGTTTTTCTGTCCTTAGAGTAAATAACCTGAATAGCACATTGCCCTGCTAATTTTAAGTCGTATGCAAACTTTCTCACGCAATCATCTGTAAACAAAGTCATCATCTTAGCGTACTCGTCAGGCTTTTTATTTGAGTCTGTTGCTCCTAAACCTCTACCAAAAATCATCTGACTAATTCCGTTGATAATAGCATTGTTCGTTGGGGAATCTGTGTATCTGTCAATCAGGTATTGAAAGTAACTATTCTTGTCTCCATAGGTAACGTAATCTTTGTTCTTTACAACCTTAATATCAGGACTGTTATAAGTACTTAAATTAACTATGCTAATTTGACTTTTTCCTTTTTTCTTCATTAGTCTATTATTATGAATTTATTCTCGTTTCCACCTGTGTTATGTTCCGTATAAGAACCTAAATTTGGCTTGTAAACGCTATTTTCTTTTTGGTTTATTTCCTGTGCTGTGCAAAATATAGTTTCCCTGTATACAGGTCTCAGTTTTTTATCATAAAATTCACCATATTCCTCTATATACTCAAAGTCGTAATACCTACCTTCTACCATCTTAAAAGTATTCTGTATGGCATTATCTGTCAATTCTATTACAAGTTCATTTCCAACAATAGAAACAGCACTAATTACAGCTGTGCCTGATTGCCCATAGGTATATGAATAATTATACTCCTTATTCAAGTCTCTGTCTCTTACTCTAAGGTCAAACCTGCCTGTTCTAAAGACTCTTGGAATTATCTTTATGGCTTGGTTTCCTGTCGGTTTCAATATCTTCATACTTATATAACTTAAAATTATCCAAACTTGTCCAAAAAAAAAGCACCCTGTAAAGAGTGCCTTAAAAAGTATGTTTTTTATCTGTTAGCCAATTGTTATTCCTACTGCACTCAATAGAGCAGTTGCAGTTGATAAACTTCCTGTACCTCCTGAACCATTAATAATCCAAGCAGGATCTTTTTCGGTTGCTGAGAATGTCAAGCTATATCCTGACTTATCTGCCATAGCTGCTCCTCTTGAAATTGTGCCTCCTGTTACATCGCAACCTCTTTCCAATCCTGCAAAAAAGAAATTGTTGTTATTATCCTCTACAACGATTCTCGGACGTCCTTTAGCCAAAAGAGCTACTTTTTCAGATGTCGAGGTGTCAATCGTGTTCAAGTTCAATGTTAATACTTGGTCATAAAACGTAGTTCCATTATCTCTACTTGATGTTACAGTCTCCTCAAAGGTACTGCCATTAAGTAATTCAAATTTATATCCTGTTGATGCTGTGAACGCTGTTAATTCCCCTGAGGCAATTGTCCACGTTGCTGCTGCGTCATAGTTTATAATATATACGTTTCGTAACCCTCCTAAATTCTTAGCACATTGTGCTGACCTTCCTGCTGTTATTATACAAGCCATTTTTTATATTTTTAAGGGTTAAACTGTTGGTGTTACTTGAGACGTTGATACTACGATATTTTTTGTGCTTAAAATATAACTGTTTGCGTCTTCTAAAACTTTATATTGATGTCTTTCCTGTCCTGTCAAAGTAAATGTAACTCCATTCAAGTCAGCTGCTGCTTGTCCTGAACTAAAAACTCCATTATTTGTCATACCATTAAAGCAGCCAAAAAAGTAGGCGTTATTTGAGTTTCTGTCTTTTACAAATGCAACTGTTTTATCAGTAATTATATCGTAAAAAAGGTCTGAACTATTATCATCTAAGCCTTTCAATGTAACTGTGATTGATTGGTCAAACACCACTCCTGCTGTCTCGTGAGAAACTGTTGAGGTGCTTTCAAATGAATTGATACCTTTTAAGTCAAATTTAAAAGCTGACAAGTTCCCTCCACCTTTTTTTGTAAAGATTGGCGGTGTCAATGATATTGAACTTATACCTGTTATGCTTGCATAGTCTATATCAGACCATCGCATTAAGTACAACTCATCAATACCTCCTATGTATTGTTTACAAGGCTCTGTTCGCCCTGTTGATAAATTACAAGCCATATTATTTATGTTTTAAATAAAAAAAAGGTAGGCAAGGACTATCCCAACCTACCCATTTCTTGTTAATTATTATTTACTTATGCGTAGCGTACGATGTCTGCAAGAACTCCAATTTGAACTCCTCCTGTGAAACGCATTACCATACGAACTTGCTCAGATCCATCAATGTCGGCCATATCAATTACCTTCACAGTATTTGTATCGTTCAACAATCCTGTACCAAACATTAAGTTAGATTTTTGAGCTGCAATCATTACGTTTGCACCCAATCCGTTTGTTACAAAGATTTTAACTCCGTTGATAGACAAGTTTCCACCTGAGTACCATTGAGAACCTTCGTTGTTGTAACCTGCTGCTCCAAGACCTGCTGCACCAAATCCACCCAATGCTGTGATGTAGTGGCGTGCAATGTTCTGAGATACGTAGATAAACAAATCTTCTTTTCCGTAAACTGCTGTTGGAATAGCGTTTGTTACCTTAGTCAATTCTGCTACTACGTTTCCTGCATTAACTCCTCCTGCAATCGCTGCAATTTTGTTTCCTGCGGGTGCTGCTGCTGACAAAGATGTAAAACCTTCAAAAGAGTTTGCTCCTGCGGCTCCTGACCAAATTTTAGTTTCCATAAATTCTGCTACCTCTGCTGATGCGTGTGCAATCAAGAAGTCAGAAAATTTTGGTGGCAAGTTGTCAAATGCTGAATATCCCATTTGTGTAGCCTCCCAATCGTTTCTGAACTGCTCCTTACATACGATAAGGTTTTGTTGGAACGCTTTAGGCTCAAGGATAACTTCTGTCAAAGTGATGTCAGCTGTATCTGTGAACTCACAAGTTGAGTCTACGATAGATGAACCCTTAGAAAAAGATTTGATAACCTCTTTGAATTTTACATTCGGTTTAATTGTGATAGCGTTGCTATCCAATGTAACGCCTGAAAACAATGCCGCTGAGATGTATTCTCCTGCAAATTCACCTGCGTAAGTTGTTGTTACTGTTGGTTGTGGTTGTGCCATAACTTAAAAAAATTTAATTGTTTATTATTTATTTGAAATTCTGTTCAATACTCTACTCATTGTTCCTCCTTGCTGCTTAGCAAACTTTTGTTTTTTAACAGTCTTGTTAGCCTCAGGATTGTGTTTAAGAGGTTTAGATGCAGGCTTAGAAAGTTCTGCTTTCAACTCCTCTGATTCTTGCATTTCTTCTTCTTCCTCTTTATTAGGATTTTTAAGGTCCTCAATCATTGCTTTGATCTCGTCAATCGCTGCTCCCAATTCTTCTTTGGTTGCATATCCTGCCTCAACTTCTACTTCCTCCTTAACTTCTTCCTCCAAGTCAGCTTTTACTTCCTCCTCAAAGTGAGTTTCTTTTACTGTGCTTTCAACTACCTTTTTAGGCTCTTTAGTTTCTGCCTCAGCCTCAACCTCAACTTCTTCTTCTACTTCTTCGGCTTTAGCACCTCCAATGACTCCTTCCTCAGTTACTACCAAAATAGAACCATCTTCCATTTCGTACTCTCCAATTGGCATAGCTACTTTCTCATCTTCTGTAACGATAAATACAGCCTCGCCTTCTTTAAATTCCTCTGCCTCAATTACAGTTCCGTTTTTAAGTTTCATCTGTCCAAG